ACAAAAGTTTCGCAGTATGTTGCTATTTCAAATCTGTCAGGTTTACAGAAAAGCATGAACCTGCTTGCAGGTGGAACAGAGTCGCTTATTACTGTGTCAGGTGTTTTATATAAGTTGCATCAATTCAACGCAACTGGAACAATCACGGTTGCACCATACGCATCACTAAACAATGTCGAAGTGCTGGTCGTTGGTGGTGGCGGTGGCGGTGGCTACTCCCTGTCAGGTGGTGGTGGTGCTGGCGGATACCGAACCACAACGCAATCTCTAATTGCAGGAACTTCCTACACCGTGACCGTTGGTGCAGGTGGTGCAGGTGGTGTGAACACTTCCCCATTTGCAGGTGCTTCAGGCTCTAACTCAGTGTTCGATGCAATTACTTCTGCTGGTGGCGGTGGTGCTGGCGGAAATACTGATGCAGCCCGCAACGGTATCGCTGGCGGTTCTGGTGGTGGTGGAAACTACACGGGAACTGGTGGTGCAGGCAACACACCAAGCACTTCACCCGCACAGGGTTTTGCTGGTGGAAATGGATTCTTTACTACTGGTAACAACTATCACGGTGGTGGCGGTGGTGGTGCATCTGCTGTCGGACAAAACGCTTCAAGTACTAAGGGCGGTGATGGTGGTGCAGGAACATCAAACAGCATTACTGGTTCTGCTGTCACCCGCGCAGGTGGTGGTGGTGGCTCAGGTGGTGTAGGTGTTGGTGCTGGTGGTACTGGCGGTGGTGGTGCTGGCGTTTTGACGGGAACGGGTACTGCTGGAACAGCAAATACTGGTGGTGGTGGTGGTGCTGGTGGAAGTGCTGCGTTGGGCGAGAACAAATAGACCCACCATTTCGCTTGTGTTACCTGTATTCCGCTTGGCTTCCACCCTGTATTACGTGGGTTCTGTTCGTACTCTACGAAGATACGACCATTGCGGTATCTGTCATACTTCACTTCGAAAGAACCTTGACTTAAGTCTGAAAGAAACTGCAAAACAATTTCTTCGCCTTGATGTCCGAACTCTAAATCTTTGGTGAAGTCAAACTGTTTGATGTCGTGTGATGGTACGTAACCTTCAGCACGCTCAACCATTAGTAGCCTGCTTGCTTCAACAGTTTCACCAAGTCTTCTAAACGGACAAGCGCATACTGGTCAGCAGGGTTGCCATAGTTACGGCGCTTAGCCACGACTATACCTATCTCCGCCTTCGCGTTCACTCGTTCGTTCTCAGCCTCATGTAACCACCCAGAAAAGTTGAGTGTCTTCTGGTTCTTACATTCCCACACAAGACGCGGGTCTGTACCTGCGATGTCACCCTTGTCTAACGTGCCATGTAATGTGCGTCGCTCGACATGAGGGTAAAAGTTCTTGAGGTAGTTAACAACGAAGGTTTCGAAACTAGTTCCCTTGGCTCGTTCCTTGGACATTCTTCACCTCCTGCTGTAACAGTTGACGAAGCAAAGCACTACGCCCCACACCACGTTCCTTGCACAGTTGTGTTAGGACTTCGTGTTGTTGTGCGGTGATACGCAACGCAATCATTTTCACTGAACGGTCTTTACCTGTTGGGTCTACGGTTCGTTTCGCAGCCATCACTTACCTGTCTTCAGAATGGTGAACGCATCACGCAACAGTGGCAACTGTGACTGGAGTATCTCTCCGTCCCAATTGAGTTGTGCTTTGGATGCAACAATCGCTGGGTCTAAACCAACCTTGTCGCATGCATCAACGAATTGTTTTACTTGTTGTTGAGTCAAAGGCTTGTCACCTTCAGGCTCGGCGGTCACGGGAGAAACCTCAGCAGGCTTAGTCGCACGCGGATGTGCAGGCTTGCTGTTGGTCTGAGGTTTCCCCGCTACTTCTTCTGTCTCCCACTCCTGCTTAGTCCACAATGCGAGGCATACACCGAAGCGCATAGCCGCATTGCGAATGAAGTCGGATGCTAGTTCCTTTAGTAAGTCAGGCTTTGATGCTTGGACTGAGCCGATACCGAGACGGCGTACACCGTGAATGGTCATCCATCCTGCCATGTGTGCCATGCCGTTCTCTACACGGTACGCAGGTAGCCCGTCATTGTCGAACGCTACTGGTTCCCATGTCCACTCCGCAGAAATTTCTAGGAGCATCTTGGTAACGTCCGCATGCCCTACGAAATCGAGACTGCCACCACCGCGAGGTAGTTTGCCAACAATCTTTGGGTCTGGTACGCCATACTTGCCGAGTACTTCTTCTAATTTCATGCTCGTTCTCCCTTCAAGAGAAGTGTTCTATTGGTTACTTGCTTACTGTATTTATCTGCTATCGCTGGTTCCATTGCCTTCAGGGTCTTGATGTCAAGTGACTGCCAAGTCTTTCCCTTCCATGTGGCAACGATGGTTCCGTTTACCGTAGCGTATTCGTTAGCACCAATCAAATCGCATAGTTCTGCTTTCAACTGGTCTTCAATTACGCCAAGTTCTTTCAACTCTTTCTTCACCTGCTTCAGTCTCATCACCAAATCAACCGTGTCCTCTGGTAGTTCTACGGTGGTGTTAGTTGGACGCTGGTAGCGGGTGGAGATAGTTTCATATGACCACTTCACACCCTCTGGGGTGATGCCAAGGTCGATGGATGCCAACCATTTGGCTACTGCTTCGATGTGTTCCATCTTTTGTGCATCGGTTATCTCTTGCTCATAGATGTAGAAACTCATGCTTGAATCAAACACACCCCATGTGACCTGACTTACGTCAGCACAGATGGCTTGCTGGATTCCTTGGATGCGCCAGTAGTCAGGTAGTTCGCCTGACCATTCACGGTTCATGGTTTTGATTTCAAGTATCTTGCGTTCGTCACCGTTCTCATAGAAGCCGTCAAGTGTGGCAATCATGCGCGCACCGTTGTCTGTGTCACAAGCGAACATTTCTTCGGGTGTGATGTATGGGATACCTGTTCGGTCTATTGCCCATTTGATGCAGAGTGGTTCAAGGTCGTTGCCACGGGTCATTGCCCATGTTGGTGGGATAGGTGCGGGGGGTATGTCACCTAACAGTTCGGCAGCGTACTTGTCCATCGGAACAAACGGGTGTAGCCCATAGATTGCGGCTACTGCTGATGCTGACATTCGTTTACGTTTCTGTTCATCCCAGAAACGGATGCCTAACCAGTCTTCTCCACCGTGTAAAGGTTTTTCAATACGATAACGTTTGATTTCCATTAGTTTCCCTTCGTTGTAAGTTGATGTGGTTCACCTTACAGGGAAGTAATACTGTATGTCAAGTACTTTTTGGAAAAACTTTTACGTTCTTTACCATCGCAACGGGAACACATAACACACCGTCAACGTCATCGCTATCTGTTTTAGATTGGTAGATGGTTACATGGTCTGGTTTGCCACCTTGTTCAACAGACAACATGAACCCGCAACTAACCACCATGCATGGGTCTTGGTCGATGTCACCGATTGGTGTCCATGCAGATGTCGCGGCGTGCGCGTCCATCCATGTGACCATGACTATCGGGTGGGTTAGCCCTTCTTCCATGTCAAGAGTTTAGTGCGTCTACCCGCTGTGACGTAGCGTCTAACAGTCGGTCTAGTTCTTTAAGGGCGGTGAAGAACTCGTCTTCCTCTGGTCGTGGAACCCTTGCAGTTACTAAGTATTTGCGAATTGTTTGTAAGGTTTGGCGAGTCATAGGACCGACCAAGATACCAGTTACATGAATTGTCTTGCGATTACCGAGGGTGGTTTTTTACGTGGTCACTTAATTGGTCAGACACTTTGTCGATTTTGTATTCAACATTGCCCTGCTTCTTGTACACCATTTTCAACATGCCCATCACGACATCATGGTCTTTAGAGTTTTCTTTTCTGAACTGCTGTATCAAGACAGTTAGCAAACCGCCAACACTAGACACAACAGCAGCAAGAAAGACAGCCCAGCCAGCGTCCACATCAGACTGCTTTGCTCGCTAGATAGTCAAGTACACGCTGAGGTTTTGCATCACCCGCAACATAACGCAAATGCCACGGTTCACTTGGCACTACTTCCCAAGAGAAACCAAACGACACAGCGTTCTTCTTCAACCATTCCAAACGTGCGCCGTTAGCGTTAGCAATGTCAATGGCAATCCCGAGGTTATGCTTCGAGGTCCCAGGCACCGCCAACATCGCCATCTTTGGTTTCAGATACCATGCTTGACCTTTGTAAACGCGAGGCTTCTGCCCTGCAATTACTTCGGTGGTGTATCGCTGGAAGAATCCGTACTCTTGAACCGCAAGTGAGCGATATGTGTCCGCTGGGCTTGTCGGACTGAGGTCAATTCCTTCAGCATTTGCTGCCGCATCCATTGCTTCGTATGCGTCTGCGGCGCAATGGTGCAACATTCCTTTGCCTTCAATCTTGCGAAGAAGTTTCGGAGGGAGTTCACCAGGCTTCGCGTTCTTAAGGCACGAGCAGAGTTTGACTGGGATAATGGGAAGGTCATTGGCTGCCTTCTTTTTTTTCATAGCCATTATTCGGCTACTTCAGGCTTAGCCTTAACTGCACCCGTGAATGCGAGTTCGATTTCTTCTTTGGTGAGTGAACCGTCAACGCTGAAACGCAACAACTTCTCAACTACTTGGGCGCATGCCATGATGCCAGCGAGTGCTGCTGACTTCCATAGTTCTACACCGATGATGGCTCCACCTGCTACTGCTGCGAGTGCGGATGAACCGAACAAAGCGACGATACGGAATATGATGTTTTGAAGTTTTGCCATGGCTAGTCTTTCTTAGATAGGGTTAGTGACGAGTGTACCAAAACAACAACGCCTGTAATAAGGGTTGCCTGTCTTAAGGTAGGACCAGAGAGGGTAATCAGGACCATGCCTGTACCTGCCCATGTCCATGCGTTATCTGCTAGGTAGTCCAAGAACTTTCTCATTAGCGTCTAATTCTAGTACCTGCGGCGGCGAGGGTTATCCCTGCTGTGACTGCGATGAGGGTGCGGCGTTCTCCGACTGGAATGGTGGAGCCAGTAGGGGTGTAGTCGTCCAAGCCTTCACCGAAGATGTCGATGGTGTCCTCAAATTCTTCACGGATTTCGGTAGGTGCATCTTGTACTGCGGCGATAAGTTCTTCGGTTTGTGCATCGGATAGTTCGGCTACGTCTAACGCCTCAAAGATTTGTTGCGCCTGCTCGGTGCTAACTATTGCAAGCACTTCAGGGCTGGACGCTAGGGCTGTTGCCTGCTCTTGGGTTGGTTCCTCAGCGAGCAGGGATTCCACGACCTGTTCAACCTGTTCTGGGCTGAGTTCGGCTAGGGCTTCTACAAGGGCTTCTGTGGTTTCTGCCTCTGCTATTAGCGAATCCACTTCCTCGTCGCTTAGAGGGGCTTCTAGAGGGGTATCCGTGGCTTCTGGCAGGGTTGTGTCCACGACTGGTTCTTCGGTAGTGTCAGGGGATGGCTCAGGACTTGGTTCAGTTGTTGTGGTTGTTTCTTCGGGAAGCGTCTCCTCTTGCGTGGCTTCCTCTACTGCTGGCTCTGTGGTGTCTGTCTCGGTTGGTTCAGGCTCTTCAGGAACGGAAGGCTCAACAGGTTCTGGCTCAGATATTTGAGGCTGTGTAACAGGTGTTGGAGGCTGCGGTGGTTGTGTTGTGGTCGTTGTTGATTCTGTTGTTGTTGTTTGGGGTACGGAAGAAGTACTAGTTGTCGTTGACGACGTGGTACTAGTTGAGTTCTCCACAGAAGTTGTTGTTTCGGGAACCGTTGTCGTGGTTTCTTGAACTGTCGTAGTAGTCGGGTTGGTGACAGGGACAGTCGTTTCGGGGACAGTAGAAGTAGTAGTCGTCGTTGTCGTTGATGTCGTGGATGTGGTTATAGATTCCCATAACGATAGGTTACTGATTGTTAGATTCCCAGGTTGGCAGCAGGAATCTATCGAATACTGACGGAACGTGAACACATCACCCTCATTCACGGGTACAGACAGCGAACCTGTCGCATTGTTCTGTTGTGTAAGCAAGGTGTATACGCCGTTGATGCCGTACTGTGGCGGGTCATACACCCAACCATCATTGGTTTGATACGCCCAAGTGAAATCTATTGTGTCCACATCAGCGGGGATTGTGGTTTCAATCTTGACCCAGTTCGCCCCCATGCAACCACCACCATCAGGACCACGCAAGATGATGGTGTCGTCAATTACTTCGACTGAACCTGTCGCACATGACTGGCTGTATGTCCATTCACCGAGCGTGTCGGCTTTAGCAGGTTTCGCAAATAGCGCGAACAGTACTGCGGGGATGATGATTAGATAGCGGGTGTTTCGACCCATGCCAGAGTTTCTTCATCCCAATAGAATGACCCCTCTGGTTTTGGTGTTGGTGCTTGCCAATCATTGTTGCTGTCGAGCGTCCATGATGGGAATGGTTGTGGTGCTACGAACTGGTCTTTAACAGCGTCATAGGTGTAGCCGATACCTGCGTATTGTTTGCGAATACGTCCGTTGTAACTGGTCTGAACCCATGTGCCACCAAGAAGGTTGTTGCACCACTCTGCACCGTTGGCTTCGTGTTCGTCAGCGACAACGATTACTCGTACGACTGTGTTGGTTGAATCTATTTCTGCGAAATGTGCCATGTTCTCATCCTATTGGGTATCTGATTATTACTATGCCTGAACCGCCTGCTCTTGGACCGTCACCGTCACCACCACGACCAATGTTGTCTGGACTAACAATGTTGCTTGCACCAGTCCAACCGCCACCATCACCACCACGAGAACGTGTAACAGATGTTCCCGTGATTGAACTTGCTACACCACTACCACCGATTCCTGTAGTGCCATTAGACTGACCTGCGCTTCCTGCGCCACCACCACCAGCAGCAGGGTTCCAACCCGACTGCGTACCAGCACCGTCATATCCTTGACCAGTTGTTCCAGAACCACCGCTTGCAGCCGCAAAGTCTCCTGCTCCACCGCCCGCACCACCGTTACCACCGTTTCCACCGTAACGAACGCCACCATAACCACCACCAGTAGAAGTGATTGTTGAAAAAGTACTTGACCCACCTTGCGAACCAAGTGCACCACCAGCACCAACAGTAACGGTGTATGAAGTTCCAGCAGTTAAGGATAACGGTGATTCAGCAGAAGCACCACGACCAGATGACTCACCAGAGACAGAAGAACGATAACCGCCAGCACCACCACCACCTGCTTGTTCGGCTGAGCCTTGAGCACCACCACCACCAGCGACAACCAGATATTCAACAGAAGCAAGAGAAGCCTGCGGGGAAACAGTCAAAGTTCCAGTAGATGTGAACTCATGGACCTTATAAAAAATGCCGTTTGCAGAAACATACGATTCGGTTCCACCTGAAAGGACAGACTGTAAAGGATACTTTGATGAATCTTTTACATACTTGCTAACCCGTGTTCTACCGCCACGCATTATGCCACCGTCACAGTCGTTGAACCAGTCGAAGTAAACGAATGAATCGTGTACCCACCCGAAGAAGTGATTGTTCCACCACTAACCGAGATACCTGCTGATGATGCGTCAGAAGTCAGGTAGCGGAAAATCACAACACCAGAACCACCAGCACCGCCAGCAGAAGTTGCATAACCACCGCCACCGCCACCACCAGTATTTGCTGTGCCGTTTGAACCAACACCAGACGCAGAACCACCGCCACCGCCGTCTGTTGCTGTGCCTGCCGTGCCACCTGTAATTGTTCCACCGCCACCGCCACCGCCTCGACCTACAGCCGAACCTGTGATTGACGAACTTGAACCTGCACCGCCGTTTCCACCGTTACCCGTTGCAGTCTGACCTACTGCGCTAGCACCACCACCACCACCACCACCCGTTGCACCTGATGAAGCGCCAGCACCACCATTATTTCCTTGACCGCTTGGTGAAGCCGTACCGCCTGCGTTGCCCT